GCTTATTTGTCGGCATTTTAGTTTCTCCTTTCGTGCTTGGGCTGAACATACAAACATACAAAAACATACTCAAATCCTATAAAACCCTCACGCGAAGAATATAAGCCTCTCGCGTGTATGCGTGTGCGCTCTTGTTTTCTTTGATTTTTCCCTTTAAGGAGGAAAAGTGTGTATGTTGAGTATGTTTTGATCTGAAAACCCGCATGGATGCTCACTTTTTCGTGCATACAAACTTTTTGGCCTTTGTATGTTGGATGTATGTTGTGTATGTTTTGACCGCTGCTGCTGCTCTTGTTTTCTTCGGTTTTCTTAATGTTTGCCGAGTTCTCTGTATGCTCGGTTTCGCCGACCTGCTCTGTATGCTCAGTATGTTTTTCAAAGCGGTTTCGGCGGGTTCTGTATGCTCGTTTTTGAACGGGTAATTACTCCGATTTTCTGCGCCAGATACGCTGCATTCCGTAGGGCCCGCAGCGCTGGGGGTACTTGCCCGGAGCCCACCCCGGGAGGCTATTCAGCACGGCTGCAATGCGCTTGGACTGCTGCCGGTCGGGGGCCTTTCCGGTGCTGTCGAGCACCTCCCGCCAGACCTCGTTGACGCAGATCGAGGTGCGCTGCTGGGTGGCAGTGGCGGGGTCTGCGGGGCCGTTCTCCCACCAGCAGACCCGCTCGTCGATGGTGCGCTTGGCCCAGTCCAGAGGGAGGGGCTTGTCCAGAAAATCGAGGATACTGCCCTCCCAGGGGTCGCGCTCGGTGTGCGCCTGCTGCTCTGCCAGGGCGGCCTTTTGCAGCTCATCCCGGAGGATCAGCTCCTCTCCCGCGTTGAATCGGGCCACCGCTTCGGCCCACAACTGATCCACTTCTGCGGGGGTCAGATCATCGTGCACGACCCGTGTGCGCCGCTCGTAGCTGCAATCTATGGGCCAATATCGGCGGTTGCCGGTGGCATCGCGGAGAAAATCGGAGCTGTTGGAGGTACCGAAGAACACGCACCTGCGGGGGTACTGCACCGTTCTCCGGCCATAAGCGGCCCGGTATCTGTCCTCCGTCTGGCTCAGGAACTGCTTGGCCGCCTCGGATTCGCTCCTGCTGAAAGCCGTCATTTCGCCCAGCTCTACGATCCAGACACCCCGCAGGTTCTCCCGGGCCTCCTTGCCGTCGAAGCTGGTGATACTGTCGTTGAACCACTCCTTGCCCATCCGGCTGAGGAGCAGGCTCTTGCCGATGCCCTGCTTGCCGCTGAGGATGCAGATCTGGTCGAACTTGCAGCCTGGGCGGAAGCACCGGGCCACCGCAGCAACGAACATCTTCCAGGTGACCGCGCGAGTGTAGCTGCTGTCCTCCGCGCCTAAGTAGTCGATGAACAGAGTGTCCAGCCGCTCGGTGCCATCCCATGTAAGCCCGCTCAGGTACTCCCGCACCGGGTCTTTGGCGTGGCGGCCTCCGGTCAGCGCCACCGCGTCGGCGGCTTTATTGACCCCACTGAAGTGGTAGGCCGTCTCCAGATACCAGCGCACGCCAGCGTCGTCCTCGTCGCTCCAGTCCCGCTCCTGGGTCTTGTCGCTCCAGGGGAAGGGGCCCTTGCACCGCAGCCGTTCCGAGAAGGTGTCCGACCAGATCCGGCCTTTGAGCACCGGGTCGTGCTCGAGGATGAGCCACGCATTCTGGATGGTGCAGGCAATCGCGCCCTTCTGGGTGCGGTCGAGCTTTTCCTGCCACTTATCCGGGTCGGTGTCCTCCTCGGGCAGTGGCTCGAAGCCCTCCATCGCGTGGTCTACGGTCTCCTGCCGCAGCAGGGCCGCCGTGGGGCCGTCGTTCTCGGCCAGGGCCCGCATCTGCTGCCAGCTGGGGAGGGACGCTGCGGGTGTGCCCGGCGCGGCATCGGCATCCAGCTGACCGAAGCGGTGGATTCGCACCAGATCCCAGGCATTCAGCAGCTTGCCGCCTGCGGGGTCGGTGCTGTGGTGGCTGTAGATGAAGGTGTCGTTGTCGTAAAGCACCGCGCCCGCCGTGGTGCTGCCTGCGGCGTAGGTCAGGCGATCCTGCCCGGCATCGACGTACACCCCGGGCAGAAACTTTGCGATTGCCGCCCGGATGTCATAAGTCCGGCAGAAAGCGCCCACTACGCCCTGCTTGGCGGTGGGGTCGGCCTGCTTGCCGCCGGGCAGCTTGACCGCCTCAGCAGGGCACGCAGGCCACTGCCGCACGTCGTGCCAGTCCTCGTAAAGCCAGAGGGTGTCGTCCACGCTGATCCGGTCACCGTCCTCGGTGGCCTCGCAGACCCACTGGCTGTCGCTGCTGCGGCTGGGCCAGTACATCAGGCGCTCGGCTTCAAAGGTGGTCTTGTCGAACACCTGCATGGTGGGGTCGAGCATCTGGGCCACCATCCGGGCGCAGGGCTGGTACTCTTCCGGCTGCATCACGCGGTCGGTGGGGAAGATGGCCCGCAGCCGTGGGTGCTCCGGGTCGTGCTTCCGGGTGGAATAGACCGCTGCTGTGCCCAGGGCCTTGATGGCGGCCACCCACTGCTGTGTGCTGCCGGGGGCGCAGCCGTCCATGTCCAGCGTGATCAGGCTGCGCCCGGTGCAGCAGCCGCGGCGGCGCAGGCCGTCCCGCAGGCTGCCGCCCACAAAGCCGCCCACGTCCTTGCGCTTGTCCTGCTCTGCCTTGGACAGGGCCATGTACTCGGCGTGGGTCTCAGCGCTGGCGTTGTTGTACATCCGGGCCGACAGGCTTTCGGTGAAGTCCTCCCAGGTCATAAGATCCTGCGCCCAGCTGGATGCCCATCGGCTGCCGCCCACGCTGATCTCAATTGGTGTAGCGCTCATTTGTCCTCCTCTTTCAGCGGGCCATACTTGTACCGCTTTGCGTTCCATCTGGCCTTTGCTTCGATCTGCGTGCTGCCGCGCTCGCCGACCCTGCCGCAGCGGGTGCAGACCACCGACCAGCCGCCGTCGCTGGCGTACCTGCTGCTCTTGCGGTACTTGGTCAGCCCGACCGTCCTGTCAGTCCTCACCCCAACACCGTGGGGCAGGGCCCCGCAGGTGCAGGGGCACACATCTGAGTTGTCAGGCGGGTAAGTCTTGCTCATCGTCTGCTCTCCCTCCATTCCTTTTGGGTGAGAATGTGTGAATCTAAGCTGCGGATGATCCGCATTGCCAACGCTACGCCGTGAGCATCACCGAAGCGTTTCTGCGTAAACAGGGCATCATACTCTGCTGACAACCGGGTCAGTGCATCCTCCTTCGAGATTGCGTAGACAGCCGCCTTGTCGGAAATCATGGAGTTTTTCATCGTCCTCAGTCCTTTGTAAAGAAGTCACCGTACCAGCCTGCCGCGTTCAGGGGCAGCCCCTCGGCCCAGGGCGGCACAATGCTCATAATGCGTACCACGCTGTCCAGCGCGGCCTCTGCGTCCTGCGCGGTCGGCAGCTCGATGATGACCTCGTCGTGGACATGGAACACCACCTGGTACCCAGCCCGTCGGAGGTTGTCCAGCGCGAAAGCCAGGCAATCCCGGCCCACAGCTTGGGTGAGGTTCTCGGTCAACTTGCCACCGTAGGTCTCGGCTTCCCGCCAGCTGCCCGTGTCCCACTCCTTATAAGTAATGCGGTCATCCGGCGTGGTGCCGGGGTCGGCGTAGAAGAGCTTGCGCCCGCTGGGCAGCTGCATGGTCAGAAACGGGAAGGGGAACCCGAGGGCCAGCTCCTTGCGGAGCGTCACCCCTACTCGGGGTACGGTAGTCCTGCCGGCGCGGATGGTGTGCACGGCGGCTTTCTGCATCGTATCCCAGAGCTTGCAGATGCTGGGGTTCTGCCTGCGCCAGCGCCGGACGATGTCCATCAGGCCGTCGTCGTTCAGGCCCAGCTGATCGCCGCCCATCCGTTTCATAGCGCCCACACCGCCCTGGTAGCCCAGAGCCAGCGTTGCCACTTTACCGCGCTGGCGGTACTTGTAGTTGGGGTTGCCCTTGACGATGCTGTCGAAGGGCACGCCGAAGATGCGGGCTGCGGTGGCCTCGTAGATCTTGCCGGTGGTGCGGAAAACGTCCAGCACCCACTCCTCACCGGCCAGCCATGCAATCAGCCGGGCCTCGATGGCTGAGAAATCTGCATCCACGAAGGTGCACCCTTTGCCCGGCACCAGCGCCGTGCGGATCAGCTGGCTCAGGGTGTCCGATACATTGTCGGTCAGCAGCGCCAGCGCTTCAGGGTCGTGTAGCTTGACGATCTCTCGCCACTCAGCTTGATGGTCGAGGTAAGTGCGGGGCAGGTTCTGCACCTGAAGCAATCGCCCGGCCCAGCGCCCTGTCCGGCTGGCCCCGTAGAATTGCAGGGTTCCTCGTACCCGGTGGTCTGGGCCTGCGCTGGCTGCGATGGTTTCATACTTGGTGTTGCTGGTCTTACCCAGCTGCTGCCGGAGCTCCAGTACTCTGCGCACGTCGCTGGGGAGTTCTCCTGCCAGCGCATGGGTCACATCCTCTTTTGTCAGACCCGGCAGCTCTATGCCCCGGTTGTGGAGCCAGCCGAGGAGCTGGGCACGGCTGCCGGGGTTGGTCAGCCCGGTCAGTGTCTTGCTCTCGGCGGTCTGCTCCTCCGTGATCAGCGCAGAGCAGGCGAGGGCTCCCTCTACCAGGGCCATATCCACAGCCACGCCCCGGGCGTTCATCTCCACATCCTCCCGCCACTGTTGCGTAATGCTCTCGGGAACCGGCCAGGGGGCCAGCTTCCGGTCGTTGGCCCGCTCAGCGGCCACGTCCATACCGTTGTACTTGCAGAACAGCCGCCACTTATCGGGGTCGTGCTGAGGCAGGTTGCGGGTGCGCCCGCCATTGCGCTTTGTGGGCTTGCAGGGTTTGCAGAAGTAGGTGATCAGCGCCTTGCCCTCTTTCATCTTGAGGGCATCCTCCGGCTGCTGCAGTACCTGACCCAGCGCACCCAGCTGGGCGGGCAGGCCGCAGTAGAGGGCGTGGATCATGCTGCATTCCCACTGCTGCAGCCAGAGCACCCGCTGTTCCCAGCTCAGGCCCATGGCCTCCGACAAGCACCACCACTCAAACGCAGCATTGTGCGCCCGCTTGGTGTAGCTGGCATCCAGCAGCCACGGCAGCTGCTCCCGAAGGAAATGTGCCGTGTCTGGCCAGGTTGTCAGGTCGATGACCGTTGGAGTGTCCAGATCTTCGTTGACATAGCCCAGCAGCAGGATCTGAAAGTCTGGGTCTTGGGCGTATCGGTAGGCACCGACCTTGGCGATGTCCTGCGGCGAGTAGGTTTCTATATCCACCGTGATGATCGGTTTCTTCACGGCTGCCTCCTTTCAAAAAGGCCGGAGGCCCGTTGTGCGGAGCCTCCGGTGGGTGATACTCAGTTCAGAAAATCGTCGTCCTCGTCGGTCAGCACCTCGAAGCCGTCCAGGCTGTTGCCTCCGCTCAGGCGCTCGCCGTCGCGGATCTTCTGGATGACTTCCAGCCCTGCGCCGATGCCCCTGTTGCCACTGGCACTGTAGGAGAAGAAGCCGACCTTGACCTTGGCGTAGCAGCCGCTGTACACCTCGTCCTGATCCAGAACCTCGTTGCAGGCCCGGTCGATGATCCGGGGACGGCGGTCTGCGTTGGCGTTGGCGTTGATGAACCAGCAGCCTACGTAGTTCTCGTCGTCCTTCTCCTCGTCACCGTCACGCAGGGGCTCTTTCAGCTTGGGCGGCAGCTTGCCACCCCACTTTGCCAGGGATGCGGGGTCGGTCTTGATGGCCTCGATGGCCTTGCGGATGGCGGCCAGGGCGTTGGTGTCACTCTTCTTAATGAGCAGGCAGCAGCTGTACTTGGGGTCGCCGGTGCCGTTCACCTGCTTGGGCTCCCAGATGTTGGCGTAAGACAGACGGCAGGGAATGATAACTTCGTTGGTGTTCATGGTTAGTCCTCCTCGGGCTTGAAGCCCTCTAAACGGTCGTAGGCGGGGCGGGGGTCACTGGCCTGTGCCAGCTTTGGAGCCCCCGGGGCCCTGGTGATAAAGGCCGACATGGTTTCGGCAAACCTCTTTTTGCCGATCATCTTCTCGGCCACGGTCAGCGTGATGGGTGTGCGTGTGTACAGCATGGCCTCGTCGATGCCGTCTGCCTGCATCTGCCGGAAGGCGGCATCTTGGTCTGTCCACTTGCGGGTGCTGCGGCCCTGTACCAGCTTCCATCCGGGTAGGGTGCGGCCCTCCATCAGCGCCTGCTGGGCGTACTCTTCCAGATCCCTGGCGTAAGCGGCCAGACCTTCCAGCTTCTGCAGCCACTCGCCCAGCTCCTCGTCAGAGAGTGTAGCGGGTTCCGGGTAAGGCTCAAATCCGGCCAGCGGGCCGTACTTGTCCTTCCATGCCCGGCAGGCGGGGTGTGCCTTGCAGAAGCGGCAGTGGGGGCCGGTGCAGAACTCGCCCTTGCCCTTCCATGCCATCTCAGCGGCAGGCTGCAGCACCTCCCGTGCCCAGGTGAGAAGGTCGGCCAGGGAAACCACCCAGGTCTGGGGCTCCTCCTGCATCCGGGGCTGTACGATGCTCAGGCGCACTGTGCTGATCTCCTCGATGCCCTCAAACAGGGCGTAGGCACCGAGGGCGTAGTACATGAGCTGCGGGTTGTGCTCCGGGTTCACCGACACGCCCTGCCCGTACTTGAAGTCGATGATGTGCAGGATGCCGTCGCCGATCAGCAGGCAGTCGCAGGTGCCGAAGCCGCCGGGCACCCACTGGCTCACGTCCACCTCCTGCTCGATGAACACCTCGGGCTGGTGGAGGTAAAGCCCCCACTGAAGGTGCACAAAATCTACGTATTGGTTCGCGGCTTTGCACATCTCAGGTGGGTCGTCCGGATGACCATCCAGGCGGATGGATTCCCCCAACATGGGCGAATCTTCCCCGTGCTCCCAGCAGCTTAGGCTGTATCGCAGGTGAGCTTCGCACACCTCATGGGCTCTGGTGCCCTCTTCGGCGTACTTGCTGGTCTCCCCGGGCAGATTCTCGGTGGCCCGGGCGCTGGGCGGACAGGCGATCCACCGGGCTGCGCTGGATGCACCCAGCAGAGCGTGTTTAATTGGAGGCATTTGCGTCCACCTCGTCTTTCAACTTGAGCAGCTCCTCCCAGACGCTGGTGTAGCTGTCAGGCGGCAGCTTAGAGATGGATGCAGCACCGGTAGCTTTGATGGCCGCCTGAACACCTGCCCGCTTGCCTGCCACGATCAGGCTGCGGGCCAGATCGCGGATCTTGTCCAGCGTGGCAGGGTCAGGAGCGGGTGCGGAGGTCGAGGCTGCCGGTGCGGTATCCGCCTGCGAGGGAGAACCCGAGGCTTCTGCCGTTGTAGGGTTTGCGGGCTCCTCCGCAGGAGCGGCTGCGGGCTCCCGTGTGGGCTTTTTGGTCTTGGCGGGGGTCTGCGCCTTGGGCTTGTCCGGCTGCTGCACAGGCGTGCTCTGGGGCTGCGGAGAGGTGTGCCGGGGAAGCTCGGCTGCGGTCATGGTGTGGGTCTCGACCCCACCATTGGGTGAGGTGTTGACGTTGATGGTCATGCCGCCCAGCTGGGTCAGGGTGTCCAGCAGTTCGGCTGGGGTTTCGCCGTTGATGGTCAGTGTGAAGTTCATAGTCATGCTCCTTTTATAAAAAGATTCTGTTGAATCTACGCTTTGCAGTTCGGAGCTGTATCTTTGCCATTGCCGCGCCTCGCCACGCGTCGCAATGCTATGCCATTGCGCTGCGTCACTCCGCATTGCCATGCCGCCGCCAAGCCATGGTATGCCGAGCCTTTGCAGAGCGAAGCATCTCGTCGCAACGCCTTTGCCATACAGAGCCATGCCTTGCCTTTGCAATACGAAGCCTCGCCATGCCTTGCCGTTGCTATGCTTCCACAGCAGTGCTTTGCCGTCGCCTATCTTGGCAATGCCATCCGTTGCCGTTGCCATGCCGGGCCGGGCATTTCCTTGCCGTTGCGTCGCACGGCAGCCCAATGCCTTTGCAGTCAGCCGAGAATCTCGTAGGTGAAGCGGCCTTTACCAGAGTTGCGCCACTGGCCCAGGCCCCGGAGCTTGCCGTAATCCAGCCACTCTATCACCGCTTTTTCGTGGGCATCGTCCATGCAGGTGATCTCGAACTCGCAGGTCGAACCAGCGGGAATCTGCTCGCTGTTGGCGAGGCTCACGCGTTCGCCCTGGGCTGTCTGGGCCCGCAGGGGGCGCTGGCACTCGGTCATCTCTCCGCTGAGGGTCAGAGGGATCTGGCGGGGCCCGACAAAAATCAGGCCGTCGATGATCTTCTTGTAGGCGGAGAGCTTGCCGCTCTCGTTGACGGCCCGCTTCTTGCCCTTCTCGTCCTTGCCACCGATGCGCCCCAGCATACCGCAGCTGTCTTTGAAAAATCCTTTGACTTGATAATCATAAAGGATCGGCTGCCCCGCCTCGTTGCGGGGGAATACCGTCATTGCCCTATCGGCTGCGGCATCTGCGCCCAGGGCGGCCACCTCATCCTCGATGGTAGAAGCGTCCGGGCCCTTGGATGCGATGTACTCGCGGGCCACGTTCGGGTTGGCAGGCCAGGTGCCGAGCAGCGGCTCGGTGAAGGTCAACTTGACTTTGATCGTTTTCATTCTGAAAAATCCTCCTTTTTCAGCTTTTCAACGTAGAAGGTGTACTTGCTGTTAATGCCTGCCCGGGCATGGCTGACTGTGCTGTAAAAGACCCCCATTGTCATACCCAGGGCTTTGGCACATTGCGGGCCGGTACCGCTGGCGATGACCTCCTCGGTCGAAGCCTCGTATACCGTGTACCAGGTCATAATCCGAGCGCGCTCCGGAGCGCTGCATCGAGGCGGCGCATATCCGCGTCGGTCAGGTGGCCGAGGTATTGCTGCAGATCAGCTCGGTCTGCGCCGTGTATCTGCCGAGGCAGGGCCATGCTCGGCTCACCATAGCCCTGGAGAAGGACGTTGTCGCAGAATCCGTCGCCCCGGGCCAGCCTTGCGGGGCTGGAGGTCATGGGAACCACCGTCACCGTGTTGCCGGTCTGGTTGGCGCTGTCGCTGCTGACCACGATCACCGGTCGGTCACCCCGGATCAGGCAGGTGTCTGCCGGTTTGCGGTGGGTGTCACTCATCCACCAGATGTCTCCGCGTCTCTTGTCAGAAAACATGCTCAGTCCTCCTGTTCACGGTTCTGCCGGTAGGCTGTGCAGTCGACCTTGCCGTAGCTCTGGCGCTTGTACCGCTCGTTGTCGGTCAGCAGGCTATGTAGTGATAAGGCCAAGCCTGCGGCCAGGGCAAACACCAGGAACGGGGCTGCCTGGGCGGCTTCTGCCGGACTCCAGCTGCCCCACTGGGTCAGGGCGTGTGCTGCGACCGTGCAGGCTCCCTGCGCCACCTTGACCGCCCCGATGAGGGCAAACAGCGCAACGCCGCCGGTGATCGTGATCTTTTTCACTGTGATTCCTCCTTTTTGATGTCGGGGAAGAAGTAAGCCCCGACCTGCTCCTGCGGGATGTTCAGCACCCGGCAGATGGTCTTGATCTCGTCGGATGTCCAGGGCATCGTGCCCCGCATCCGGCGGCTGAGAGTTGACTGGGCGATCCCGGTGGCCTGTGCAAGCTCGGAATCAAACAGCCCGTAGTCCCGGAATCTTGCCCGCAGCCGCCAGAAGGGGCTCTGGTGAAAGCTGCCCAGTGGCGTGCTCGGTGCCATGGTGGTCACTCCTTTTCGGTCAGCAGCTTCTGGATGGCTGCTCTGAAGGTGTTCTCCGCGCCTGCGGGGTTGCGCCGCTTGTTCAGCACCATACTGACGTACTCTGGGGTGACACCTGCGGCTTCGGCGAGGTCGCTGCGGCTGATGTTGTTGTCCTTCATCATCGCGAAGACCTCAGCTTGCCAGGATAGGTTCATGTAAATGTACTCCTTTCTTTGCAAAAAAAGTGTTTACAAAAATAAACCCTTATGGTATACTCAGGTTGTGAAGTTGAGCTTAAAGTCTATTTTCGTGAACCGCTGTGCACAGTATAGTTCATCCAAGTAGACTTTTCAAGCCCTAAAAGTGCATTTTATTGAACTTTGACGATTTGCACAAAGTCTATGGAGG